TAAGTTGTTTACAAATACAGTTCCGGATCCGGACTTAATGTCGGTACCAGACCAACATCCGTGACCAGTCGTTGCATCGGTTTTTCGCGCAACAGGGATTCCGTTGCAGAATACGTTAGGACTTGCTGTCTTAACAATATCTCCACAATCGAATGATTCACCTATTCTTGCTACTGCTGGCATATTGTATTTATGCCTGAAAAAATTATAACATATATGTAATAATTCCTTCCTTAAATTATAACGTTTATGTAATAATTGCAGGCTTCGCTGGTGTTTGGATTTCCGTACGGATGGAACCTATTTATTCATAAATACAATATGGATAATCATATAGACAAAATGCGTAAAACCTTGAACATATTAGTTGAGGGTACTGATAATTGGGAAGCCGAATTAAAACAATGGGAAAGACCAACAGGTTGGATGTCTCCAGACATAGATAGCGAAAGCAATTGGGAAGGATATGTTAAGTATCTAATAGATGCATTGCCTGAATACAACTATGACAAACGCAGTATTGCCGCAATGTTAAATGATGGCAATTGGCCTGGAATTCCGTTGTCGTCGTTCTTGGCCCAAGATAAGATTAGGAAATTCTTACACTCTACACGAAATTTTGGCGTCGAGTCGACAAAACTAGAACAAAAATTCCTGACAAGCTTGGGTCCACCACCGCCCGATCCGAGAGACGAATTTACGATAGCAAGGGACAAGAAGGAAAGGTCCGATATGGCAGATCGCATGCGAGATCAGAAACCGTTAATTGACGGCGAACAATGGAATGCTGGCGAGGATGAAAATGAATTCGGCATGTCCTGGCATTGGTTTACTGTTGACCGCGAAGTTTATGACACCGCAATGAATGACGAAGACACCTCGGCAGAACTTTCCAGAAATCAAGATAGAGATTATTGGGACGGATCAACCTGGCATATGATTTCCGACGACTGGCAACCTGATGGCGATAAGGATTTAAAGAAACAAATCTTTAAAATGCAACATAAAGCCCAAGGCAAAGAGGTCGGCAATGAAACAATTAATATCACAATGTATCAAGGCGGGTCGCCCGTGCATCAAACATTACATGGTGCGTTTACACATGGCGTTATAGCAATGTGGTACGGCACCGTTGAAATGTCCGAAGGTTGGTAATTAAGTAATAATCGATGGTTTCGCTGGAGTTTGGATTCCTGTGGAGGCTGACAAATACGCTGCTTCTCCGTCAGAGTGTGTATTAGTAATCCACGCTCTATTTGATTTAGGAAAAATGCATCGTTTATTTTCGCCAGAAAATATCGACGGTACAAACGAAATTTGTCCTTCTTGATTTGGCTGTAGTGATAACGGCTTTTCGAAAATATATACATCGTGTTCTTCGCTTAAAAACTTAGCGATGAATTCTTCTCCTTGCAATGTTTTTACGGAAACTATGTCTCCGTTCTTATAACTGTGTCCTAGATTTTGTAGCATTTGATTCTCCCATTAATTGATTGATTTGTTCTTTGCTCTGCTGCCTGAGTGTTGCGTAGCCGCCTTCGAAAAGTAAGGCCCCGTCTTGATAAAATTGTGGTACTGTTTTGTGACCTTCTCCTATTAGGAAGCTATGTGCTAGCGGGTCTCTTGTTATGTCTTTCGTGTTGTATTTTATATCCATTGAACTTAGGTATTGTTTAGCTTGTAGGCAATGCGGGCATTTCGGTTTCGAATAAATTGTTAACATGTAGTGGCTCCTTGATTTGTTACGAATATTTACCTTCGTTTTTATTTCTTATATCTGCGCTTATAACTTGAAGCCGCCAAAGTCACCTTCCTCTACATCCATATCGACCGCGCCAATTGTGTAAGATGACAATGCTACTTCCTGCGGAGCAACTTGAACATTGCCTCCACTAATCCATTTCTCAGTCCACGGCAAGGGATTGCTTCCCCCTGTAAACGGAGAGTCAAGTCCTGCTGCGCCCATACGCTTGTGAGCAATCCATTCAACGTAATCAACTAATAGTCGTTCGTTCAATCCGATCATACTCCCATCTTTAAACAAGTATGCTGCCCAATCTTTTTCTTGCTGTACTGCCTCTAAAAACATTTCTTGCACTTCGACTTTACATTCTTTTTGTATCTTTGCAAAGTCCTTGTCGTCCTCTGGCAACATCTTTAACATTGTCTGAGTAAATGCAAGATGTAGGTTCTCATCTCGACAAATGAATTTTATGATCTTTGCGTTGCCTTCCATCTTCTTTAACTCAGCAAACGCCCAGGAACATGCAAACGACACATAGAAACGAATTCCTTCGAGTGCGTTAATAGCATTGATAGCAAGCCAAATCTTTTTCTTTAATTCGTATTTACTTATAGTAATTGACTTTGTATAATCGCGCTGGCCGGGTTGATTAATGGTAAAATTGCCTTCGCCTAACAATAAGTAATACCTTCCATATTCCATAACGTCATTATAGTATCTGGAAATTGCTTCACTGCAATCCACAATCTCTTTAATGTCCATAATCTCGTCGAGTATCTTACCAGGATCGGCATACACTTGGCGCAGGATATATGTGTAACTTTTGCTATGGATTGTTTCGTTAAACGACCACAACTCTGTCCATGCTTCCAATTCAGGCAACGTGACTAATGGCAAAAGAGCTAAGTTAGGTGAACGACCCTGTACGCTGTCTAACAATGTTTGTCGCTTTAGGTTACTTGTAAAAATATGCTCTTCGTGTTCTGTAAGTCCTTTAAAATCTTTTGCATCTTTGGACAACTCTACTTCTTGAGGTAGCCAGAAAAATGACAATTGCTTTTCTGTTAGCTTGTCGATTACTGGATACTTCACTTCTTCGTATCGTTGTATTCCTAGTTCCTCACCTAAAAACAGTGTGGTGGTAAGGTGCTCCTTATTGTTTTTGTTGAATACGCTCATTTAGCTCTCTCTTGTGTTTGTCTTTTAAAATTTTAGTTGCTCTTTCGTAGCCTTCTAAACTCTTCGCAGCTTTTCGGGACGCCGCAGCAAAGACTTGTCTTACGTTGTCTTTGTAGGATACGCTCATTTTCCTTCCTGCCAATTGCTTGGGCTGTTGTGCATTTTTTGTACTCTGGCGAATTCTTTTTCGCATTTCTTTCGCCAGGCTTTGTATTCGTCTAAATCCTTTTCTGTTACAGGTCTGTTCGCTGCTTCTATAAGTTCCTCTTTAGTCATCGTTTTTAATGTCCTCTAACATCTTCTGCATTATGTCCTGTTTGTCCTTAGACAATCCTTTAATTAAATCTGCAGGATCCATCGTCGTTGGCTGTACTCCAACTATTTGACTTGCAATAACACTAGGCATTGCCTGTCTTATAAGAGGTAAAATTACTCTGTTAGCCAATTGGCCTTTGTCACGTCTGATTTCTCCCGGTCTAATTGTAATCAGATATTCTATATACCGAAGTATGTTTAAAAATATTCTATACATGATCCGCAACGTCGATAGCAATTATGTCTATCTCGGAGATTACTGTTCTTGCGCCAACTATTCCAACGCAACGCAGAGTTAATCTAGGTTCAATACCCGCTTCTAATAATCCTGTTAGGATCTTTCCCATTGGTGTCTCAAGCACTTCAATCCTGGCACACCACCAACCGTCATCATCAACATATGTGTCAATAATTTTATGGGACACTTGATCGAGGTTAATTGACATCAAGGGTGGAGCATTGACCCACGCAGGATTATAGTCGCTGCCGAGCTCGCCTAGGTTATCTTTCTTCATGTATACTGCTATCGCTTTTTCAACTTCGTCTTTAAGGTAAATTTTTCCTGTTACAGATGGCTCGTTGCATTTTAATATTTGTGCTGTATATTCAATCATAAACTTTGTCGCGCTTGCCAATCTCCTTTCCACACTCTTCACATTTCAAATGTGCTGTGGCATCTCGAGTTCTCGAAACTTCCGTTAATGGCAAAATACACTCGCCGCAAAACTTCCCGGCCTCTCGTCGATGACTTCCGTCGGGCTTGTTCATCCAATATCCGTTGCGGTGCCAATCAAAATTCTTTGTCACTTGTGATCTTTTAAAGGCTTCGAAGCCTTGTACTTCAATTCTTGCTTTTTGCTTTTCCATTTTTATCTCTGTTTTCGTTTAATGTGTGAAATCGTATTGCTGAACGCCATACTTCCATTGTATGGGCAATTGACCAACGCCAATTCCTAACGTTGCGCCAACCTGCATGAACGGCCCGCAATGCATACCAACGTATTTTAATATATATGCAGAAAAACTTGAACAGTGTTTTAAAGATACCAAACATTAGATGGTGCAACTATCACAATCCGCATCGTCGTCGTAGCCTTCGAATTCTTCTTCCGCGTCGGCGGTTAGTTTATTCACGTCGAGTTCGCCCTGTCCGTCGTAGGTGTTGAAATAGTATAATGTCTTTATTCCGTATTTGTAAGCTAATAGGACATCGCCAATCATTTCCTTCATGCTTAAATTATCGCCTTCGTAATGTTCTGGGTTATAGGAGGTGTTTGTGCTGATAGACTGGTCAATGTACTTCTGAAGTACGGCCATAATTTTTAGGTATCCTACGGGGCTTTTTTGATCCCATAACAAGTCATATTTGTTCTTTAACCGTCTAAATTCAGGCACAACCTGGCGGAGGACGCCGTCCTTACTTTGTTTGATGGAGATAAATCCACGTGGTGCTTCCATGCCATTTGTGCTGTTTGTAATCTGCGCAGATGTTTCCGCAGGCATGCCTGCCATCAGTGTTGCATTACGAGTTCCCCATATTGTTAATCCGTAACGCAGTTTCTTCCATGGCATGCGTTCAATGTGTGGCACCAATTCATCGACGTCCTTTTTGTAAGTGTCAATTGGAAGGATTCCGTTTCCGTATTTTGTATCCATGTTTCTTTCGCAAGGTCCTTTCTCTCTTGCTAAGTTCATACTGGCGTTAATTAAATGGTAAGACCATGCTTCAGCATATTCATCTACTAACGGCAATGCACCCTCGTCATATTTCAAATCGTTCTTAGCGAGGAAGTAAGCCAGGTTAATAATGCCTACGCCTAGCGGCCGGAACTCCTCTGTCGCTAATTGTGCAGCAAGGACAGGATACTTTTGGTGACTAAGAATTTGATCAAGTCCACGCACCGCTAAGGTACACGGCTTTTCAAAATCATCTGGAGACTTAGCCATACCCCAATTAATTGCAGACAATGTGCATAATGCTATCCGCCCATTCTCGTCAGCTAAGTCTTCTAAAGGCTCCGTCGGCAATGTAATCTCTACGCACAAATTAGATTGGCGCACTGGTGCGACCTTTTCCATAAAACTGCTGTGGGTGTTGCAATGATCGACATTCATTAAATACAAACGTCCTGTTTCTTTGCGCTCCTTGAGGAATTGTGTAAACAGATCAATTGCCTTAATTTTCTTTTTACGAATGCTAGTTGCACGTTCGTATTTCTCGTACAACTCTTTAAATAAGTCTTGGTCTTCGAAAAAGGCATCGTACAATCCGGGGACATCGCTAGGACTGAACAATGTGATATCACCTCCAGTAATTAATCTCTCATACATCAATTTATTAAATTGAATTCCGTAGTCAATGTGTCGGACTCTGTTGTCGTCCGTGCCTTTGTTATTTTTCAAGACCAAGATGTCTTCTATTTCATAATGCCAAAGTGGAGTGAACAATGTTGCACTGCCTCTGCGTACTCCGCCTTGCGAACAAGATAGAACTGCGCTTTGAAACATTTTATAAAATGGAGTAACTCCTGTGTGATACGCTTGACCTCCTCGTATAGGACTGCCTAACGCTCGTAATCCACCTGCGCCAATTCCTATGCCAGCACGTTGCGAAACGTACTTAACGACGGAAGAATTTGTAGCGTTGATCGAATCTAAACTGTCGCCTGTTTCAATTAAGACACAGGAACTGTATTGTTTTTGTGGTGTTCGTACGCCAGCCATAACAGGAGTTGGTAAACTAACCCAGCCTGTACTGATAGCATCGTAATAATCTTTAACCCATTTCATTCTAGTGTCTTTAGGATAATCGGAGAAAAGAGATGCTGCAATCATCATGTATGCAATCTGCGGAGTTTCTAATTTTAATCCTGTAACTCGATTTTGTACAAGATATTTTCCACGCCACTGTTCCATTGCTGCATAGGTAAAGTCTTCGTCGCGAATGTGTTTAATGAAACCATTTAATCTAGCCCATTCGTCGGCATCGTATTGATCTAAAATATCATCATCGTAAAATCCTAATTTTACATTACGAACGGCAATGTCGTATAACGGCCATGGATCGAACTGCCCGTATACTTCTTTTCGTAAGTGATAATTAATTAACCGGCCTGCAACAAATTGATAATTTGGAGTTTCTTCTGTAATAAGATCCGCTGCGCTTTTGATTAATGTTTCTTGGATATCGGAAGTTGTGATTCCGGGATAAAACTGTAT